AGCAAACTTATAAAATTAAAGAATGAAAAACATCCTTCAATTTTGCGATATTTTGATAGACCGCCTATCACAACAAGGTGTTGTGACTGGTCGGAGACCCTTCCTTTTAACCAAGTCTTTCGTTCTACGTTTTCACGTAGCTTTGAAAGCAATTGGTATAGAAGGGCCCTCTTCGGCCGAATTGGAATTGGTAACGAAGAATGGTGGCGGTGGTAAACCTTGTGGATTTAGACACCGGGATCTTCCTTTACTTTTTCAATGCCTACGGTTTTACCGTAGCATTTTGGAAGTGTTGGTTGATTTCGATGAAAAGATCCTTAGTTTTCCCACTAATTCCATTCTCAGTGGTCTTGTGACCATGCTCTCTTGGAATTTGGATCAGTTCGTACCTTATGCAAAGTACGTAACTGCTTATCCCATTGCTAAATTTCTGGCGAATGATCTGCCAGAAAAACCTGAAGGCTTTAGTTGCCACCCTCTACTCTTTACAGGAGCCGTTAAAAGATTTATCTCTAATAGGATCAACTCACGTTGTTCCATAAATGCGAGACTCTTTTTTGGGTACCTACAAGGAGTAAAGAGGGGATGCGCTAAAGTCCCGGCTTCCTATGTTCAAAAGTCGTATGAGAAACATCGAAACGCGATGACCAAAATCGTCAAGACCCCTTGGGGCTTCCGTACGGATTTTGGTGACCGCGTTTCAAGGTTTTTCAGAAATTTCAAGGAGACTCAAGTTAGACTCTTTGAAGCTTCGCACTCTGCTTCCTTTGGAACTGTTCGTTCTGAAGGGGGTGCTAAAGGTGCTATTTCTCAGGATTACATAGGATCGGGAATTTCTTTCTTGATAGGCAAGAGACTGGATGAAATGTATAGAATGGAAGAGGTTCGCCCCGGCTTCGTTGAAGAGGCTCGTTCGCGCGTTCTGCCCATCTCTATAGATGACATCCGACTAAAAGTCCGTAAGGAACGTGAAAATGGTCTGTTACCCGTAATGGTCGCTGCTGTATTAGAACCACTCAAAGTTCGCCTTATTACTAAGGGAACTACGTGGTCCTACTACTTTAGCAAATTTTACCAGAAACATCTTTGGAGATACCTTCAACAGTTTCCCCAGTTTTGTTTAACTGGTAGACCACTTCAGGAATCAGACCTCCACGACCTTCTTGCTCGAGAAAAGAAAATCCAACTAGATGTTGGTCACGAACCCTTTTGGGTATCTGGTGATTATTCTGCAGCAACTGATAATATAAACATAGACCTTACGATGGATGTATTCAATGAGTCTCTCAGACTCAGTGGATTGTCCGTTGAAGATAAGGAGTTTTTAAGATCAGTTATTTTCCAACAACAAATCAATTATCCACAAGCTTCCTTTTTGGAGCCTGTGACTCAAACTAAT